TGAGGATAAGCTTTTTGCTTCAGATGTTGGGCATCCCAACGCATGTAGCGTTGAGAGATATCGCGCCTGAAGGTCGGAGTCTAGGATTACTACATCATCTCCTAATACAAAGAAATCATCATTGTATTCTCGGCCTAACAAACCGAGTAATAGGAGACCATGAGTTAATGCAAAGGATGGGAAACTGGGGTTTAAGCCTAAAGGCTGACCTCGATTCCAACGGATATAACCATATCCGGGCATCCACCAAAGTGCTGTGCTGATTTCATCAAACAAATCTGCATAGCCGGCTGAAAACTGCCTATCATCGGGAAACAAATAGTGTAAAACACTTGATTGTAACTCGAGTGGGAAGTAATCAGTAGCATTACTCAAATCGATGGAGTAAACCATCCTGCCCTGCGAGAGGGCTTTCTGGATCTTGGGAATCCCATGTGTTTGATCATGGGTACAGTCCCAAGGCAGGGAATCTACAATATGTAATAGAGCCTTTTGCATCGGTTCTAATACACATTGGAAGATTCGTCCAGGATTGGCTACAGCACGAAGCTTGTAACCAGGTTCTTGGATAAGCCCAATTTGTCCGACGACAAGCTCGGAAGGCTGGTCACCAGTCCATTCTTGCTCAAGAATGTGCTGGGATTGATCAGTCTCCAAGAACTTGTGAACCAAAGGGGTGATTTCGCCAAGTGCCTGATCATACCAATAGCGGTATTTCAGGTAATGTCGAAAAGATGTCTGCGTTCTTGTTAGAAAGAGTGCAGAATCTAAGATCATCTTCCTTTCTTCCACAGTTTTGCGGTCCCATGAAGGGGCACGCTTAGTGGAGGAAGCTGGTCTATCAATCAGCCTTTTGAATCGCCAGGACCGTCTACGGGGATGTAGAGAAGCAAGGTGCAATCCTTTACGGATCACCTTCTTAGTCGCATCCACGGACTCGCAGTTTGGAGACGTGGCAGTCACTGCTGACACAAACTTATCCTTCTGTTTAGGGGTAACCCTTGCAGAGATAAGGGATGTGTATATTTGCAGTAGTTGGACACCTTTCTTGAAGTTATTAGGATGTTTAAACATCCAAGCCTCAAGAAGACCGAAAGATCGTGAGAATGTCATCTTACGACCTTTCGCTATCCACAAGCTAACAGGTGGTAAGCCTGCGTACTTGCGGATTATGTCTAACTTCGCGTCTTTAAAACGCGAAACTGTCCACTCCTCACCGGAATTGTGAACCCATTTATGGAAGTCATCCAAAATGTGTTCTACAATGCGGTGTGGCACTCCAGTAGCAAACGCCCTAGAGGTGAGACCCTGATGGGTCAAGCGCTTTGCGCTCATGATGTCCTCCAATTAAAGTTGGATGTACATCGACTCACAGGTGCCTTCACCGGGCACTACTGGGGAGATTCAGGACTTCGCTGAGACTTTTCACAGATGGTGTGAAACATGTCCAAGAAGGATTCGATCCAGTCGGGATCACTCCTAAAGTGATCACCGACACAATCGAATAGCTCATCCAACGTGAGATGAGAATTCTCATGCATGTGGAAGTCAATCCATTCTTTAACCTCACCAAGTGCAAACTCGTTCCATTGCTTCATCAAGCAGATCAAGGATTCTTGATCAACCTTGTCGGAGACTGGGACTGGATCACTTGTAATAACAGAGGTAAGCCCATCTACGAAAGGCTGAAGCCTTTCTTGGTGTGCTTTTGGAAGCTTCCCTATACGGGATTGCAGCTTGCCTAAGAGTTCCAGGTTGCTAATCTGGA